TGTGTTAGTGACTCGAATGTGCCGGTATCTAACCAAGCAACACCCCTTTTTAATCTTTGAACCTGTAAATCACCCTTTTCTAAATAAACCTTATTGACGTCAGTTATTTCCAACTCACCTCGACTTGAAGGTTTGATATTTTTAGCAACCTCAATAACCGTATTATCGTAAAAATATAGTCCGGGTATCGCGAATCTTGACTTAGGCATTGTAGGTTTTTCCTCAATACTCGTAACTTTATTATCCTTATCAAAACTAACAACACCATATCTTTCAGGGTCATTAACTTCGTAAGCAAAGACCATACCCCCTTTAAGGGACCTAATTCTTTTTTTAGTTTTAGAGAAATCAATTCCGGAGAATATGTTATCCCCTAATATTAAACATACACTATCTTCACCAATAAAGTCTTCCCCTAAAATAAAAGCGTCCGCTAGTCCAACTGGGTTATATTGTATTTTATATTCGAATCTACATCCAAATTGACTTCCATCACCTAAAAGGTTCTTAAACAATTGATTATCATGTTCCGAAGTTATTATTAAGACATCTTGAATACCCATAGACATTAGTGTCGATATTGGATAATATATCATAGGTTTATCATAAACAGGTAGTAACTGTTTAGATATTGATACCGTAAGTGGGAATAACCTAGTTCCTAACCCACCCGCTAAAACAATTCCTTTCATCCTTTAATTCTTTTTGTTAACCAATTTTTTAATCTTGTATTTTGAATATCTCCAAACTCGTTTATATATCTACCACTATCTAAGGTATATCTTCTATCGTGACCTAATCTATCCTCAACGTATTTGAATTTTACTTCTTCACCTAAGATGTCACCTACCATCGATATTATCTCATTATTAGTATATAATTCTCCGGTACCAATATTATAAACCTTTTTTACTTTATCTGAAGTCAATAAAGTATAAATAGCTTTAGAGTTATCGTCAGCGTGTATCCATTCTCTAATGTGTTCACCATCACCATATACCGGTATTTCTTTACCTTCTTTTATCGATTTAATAATTTTAGGTAAGAATTTTTCATCATGTTGATTCTCACCATAATTATTACAGGTTCTACTAATCAAATATGGTAATCCAAAAGTCCTTCCAGCCGCCATAACTAACATATCTGAACCTACTTTAGTTGCTGAATAATAAGAACTACCAACAAGATTAAAGTCCTCATCACTTATTTTAAAACCTTCATAATCATCCATATCCCCGTAAACTTCATCTGTTGAGATATGAAAAAACTTTTTGAGGTTTTTATTCTTTCTAGAAACTTCCAATAGGTTATACGTTCCCTCAACATTTGTCTTAACAAATGGTAACCCATTCTTAATCGAATTATCTACGTGTGATTCAGCCGCGAAATGAACAATATACTCATACTCACCTAAATCTTCTTCAGTAATATTACAAATATCTTTTTTTAAGAATTCGACATCACCCTTAACATTATTTAAGTTAGACGCGTAAGTAAGGTTATCAATAATCATAACCTCGTGTTTGGTATTTTCTAAAACATAATTTACGAAATGGGAACCAATAAACCCAAAACCTCCTGTTACTATAATTTTTGACATAAAAAAATCTTTACCTAATAATAAGATAAAGATTTCTAAATGTAAAATGTTATTACAAATTATTGTCCAATAACAATATCATCTAAATTAATACCCTCTAAACCTTGAGGTGTTTCAATGAATTCATCATACATAAATGATTTAACAACGGCAATAATACTTTGTTCCGCTTGTGCTATTTTACTTTCTTGCCAATCCTCTAATTGTTCGTTATCGTCCATTTCTTCCCACATTTTATTCGCTAAAGTAGATATAGTAAATAATTGTTTCTTAGCCATAGAATGACTATGCTTATCTTCTTTAACCGTTTTAACCTTATCGGATAACATTCTTAATTGCTCTTCAGATACTATAATATTTTTTTTCATCATTCTATAATTTATTAATAAATATCGAGAAAAAGAAAAAGGAGGGGTTAACCTCCTTTTTTATTGGGACCGATTGATTTAAATTACCGGTCAACCCCACCATCCTATTTTTTATTGAGAATTAGGAAAACTCAGTTGTCGATGACACACGAAGACCATCAATTATTGTGTCATAGTGTTTTGGGTCATTAAAAAATGAGTCCTGTTCATTACTTTTATAATATTCCTCGTTTACGGATAAACCATCGGGTTGTCCCCACTCAAACGCCATATCTAAAAAGTCTTGTGACTCTATTTCTTCACCGTATTCATTTACAACCCTACCAGATAAAATAAACTCAATCAATTCATCTTTATTACTGTAATATTTATTCTCATGAAAATTCCAACAGAACTTCCAACCCGAACTACGTTTACCTAAATGAATATCCATCCCTTCAATAAATTCATCCCACGGTGACATCATATCCCAACCTTTTCCGATAGTTCTAAACCCTGCACCAATATCTGATAGTTCCGACGTATCTAACTTGACCACCCTTTCGGTTAGTTTTACTTGTTTATTCCTTATCACCTCAGACTTAGGAATTCTTCTGTAATTTGTTCCCATTTTTTTGTTCTTAACTTATTTCAGACTCTATTTTACTTCTCATGTGGTCAGCTAACGTATATTCAACATTCGAAGTTGTAATAATACATTCAACCAAATGTTTATAAGGTATATGTACTAAGAAATCAATCCCGTTGAAGAAACTTAAATCGTTTTTTAATTCAATACATCCCTGAACCATCTTAAGAAATATTTTAAACTGTATCCCATCAATGAATACCTCATTTAACAATTTCCCGTAAGTTTCGTGTTGAATCACGATTGAATAATTTTTTGTCATAATATCTCGTTTTATTTCTTATACAAAGATACTAAACATTTTTCAATAAAACAAAAAAAAAAACCTCAAAAATTTTAATTAATGAGATTTTCTAATGTTAAACCAACTTATTTAATTAAAGAAAGGGTTGTTGGGCTGTATATAAACCATAAATACTTCGTTTTTTAGTAAAAGCCAATATCAATATAAAATATATTTAATAAAGTTATTTTTTAATTTATCAATTACCCTAATATTTATCATTATGAAAGTAATAATAAATAACTACGGATTCAACGTTAAAATAGTCGACAAACCAACTGATATCCAAAAAGGAATGATGGGGAAGAAATTTGATTCGACCTTTAGTGGTATGTTATTTTTGATGGGTGGTAACGAACATTGTTTTTGGATGAAGAACTGTATCATACCTTTGGACATTATATTTATTAAAGATAAAGTAATCACTAAAATACATAAAGATTGTCAACCTTGTAAAACAAAAGATTGCGATAATTTTTGTGGTAAAGGTAATATGGTTTTAGAACTACCTTCAGGGTCCTGCGATAAGATGGGGTGTAATGTAGGAGATACCATTAAAATAAAAAAGACCTAATTAGGTCTTTTTTATTACTACTATTATAGTTAAAGTTATTTAAGCAATATCAAATTTCTGTAGTTCTTTCATTGAATTTTCTCTAGCTCGTTTTTTTGGGCTACCGGAATTAATATCCGCATAATATATTGTAGCTTCGTTAGGGTCTGAAAAATTACGTAAACCCTTTTTAGTTAAAAACTTAACCGCCACTTCAGCGGCAACGTCATCATCTAACATAACTTCAGGATTACTCACCAAATCCATACCAACCTGACTTCCATACTTCTTATAGTTAGATTTACCCGTTAATTGGTTAAATCCTCTACCAATATATTTAGAACCATCATTATTATTGTCATTACCTATCCTACCATTATATACAAAGTTAAAGAACTCATCGTAATTTTTCTTTAAATTATTTAGTTTATCGTCAGATAATTTTCTAGCCCTCGAAAATATTTTTCTTATTCTACTGTTAGACGTTCCTTGGTAACCTTTTTCTTTTTTATTTATAAAATGAGTCTCTTTACCTATCACCGCTAACATACCTATTTGAGATGCAACATCAGTAACTCCGTACTCTATCATTTTATCAACTAATCGTTGGATGTTTTGAGCTGCTTTCCCACTATACTTATGAGTTATTTTACCGTCTAATGATGTAAACTCTTTAGAAGGCATTATATATTTTTTAATATCTTCATCAGTTATATTTAAATCTTTAATTTTTTCAACCATAACTTCTTTTGTTTTACCATCAAAAGTCGAAGTACCACTATTACTTAACTCAACACCATTTTCTTTTTTAAATTTGTTAAGAGCCTCACCTGTTTCAGGGCCAAATAAACCGTCAACACCATGCTGAATAAGATTATAACCTAACAACTCTAAAGCGACTTGAAATGTCTCAACTTTTTTTTTAAATGTCATTGTTTTACTATCAGATTGTCTAATTTCACCATCAATTTTCTCTAAATTATCAATAAATTCTTTACTGTCAGATTTTATAATTTCGGCTTTTTTAGATTCTTTTAATTTAAATATTTGTTTTACATACGATTCCTGAATATCTTTCGAATCATTAATTTTTTCTCTTAACTTTTTAACGAATTCTTGTTGAATCATTTTAGTAAATTTAATGTATGGGGCGTCACCTGAATCTTTATTATACTTGTATTTACCCTTAGGTGGTCTGGTACCCTTACCCATATAATTTAATCCGGCAATATTTGTTATACATTTATGTCCCCCACTACCCGCTTGAATGAAATCCCAAGCATTTACTGATATATCATCCAAGTAATCTCTATCTTCTTCAGATAGGTCTTCAAATGGTGTTTCCATCATTTCTCCAATGTTTAACAAATCTTCTCTACCATCTTGTTTATCTTTATAATTTTTACCATATAAAGCAACAAAATCTTTAAATGTAAATCCTACCGATTCAGGTCCAAATCCTTTTCCGGATTCAGATACCCACTTAATTGTCGATAACGGTATTTCTTTTTCTTTCAACTGAGACTCCCACCTAGATAAAACTTCTTGAGCCAATTCCCCTAAATTAACACCTTTAAGTTCACGTTCTTTTTTAAATGGGTTACAAGACGCTTGAACTAACCCTAATGGCCAAGCAATAACGATAAAGTCCGCATCAGGATTATTTTTAAATGGGGTATATCTATCATAAGAACCCGGTTTAAACATACTTCCGCCACCATACTGAACAATAATACCGTCGTCAACTTTTACATTTGGACTTGTCTTCATTTGTTTTACATAGTCATCGGCGTTTCTTTGTAATATATCAACATCAGGAAAATTCTTCTCCTTCATTATTCTTTTAATATTCTGTAGAATATTCATAAGCGATGGTGTCGAGTTCATAACTAACTCCTCCAAGAAACCGGGTTTGTTTTTAAAGGCCAATAATAATTTGTTAATCACTAACCCTAATAACATTTTATTTTTGAATACCGGTAAGTCAGTATCTATTTTGAATAAATAGTTAATCACTTTATCAACATCAATCTCGTTTCTTGAATAATCCGCAGAATCAACAGTTGAAATTAATTTAATATCTTCGTTAGGAAATATGTCTTTAGGTGACAATACTTGAGATATTGTCTCAACATTTGAACGGGATTGTCTAAATGATGTGGCCCCCGTTTCATCAGCACCAGCCTGACTATCGTGATGGTCAGTATGTATTATAAACATTGGTTTTCCATGTGCAAAATCAACTAACACAGGCATTACATTTCCTTCAGCATCCGATTTTTTAATAGCGAATTCCTTATCCCCATATTGTATTATCTCAGAATCCACAACTTCAATACCATTGTCCTCTAAGTAATTTTTCATAGCTAAAGCCGTAGTTACCCCATCAAGGTCTTGATGAAAATAAATTTTAGCTTTATCGTATCTTTTGGATAATTTATTTATATCTCTTACCCCACCTTCGTTAATTAAACTCATTTTTTTAAAATCCTATTATATCTTTTATGAAATCTGTTGCGAATCCTTTAGCCTTAGTTTTAACTTGAGACTGTGGTGGTTGTGGAGTATTATTCATTTGTTGTTGTTCACCTCCTACACCTGACATATCTTCCGACCAATACTTTTCACCCTCAGGTGTAGTCGCGTATGCCGACATAGAACTATCAAAAGCTTTATTACCCATTTCTTTTACCAACTCATCTGGACCAACAAAATTAGCAACACCTAAATAATCTAATAATCCGGCATAAAACTTAGTTCTTCTCATTAAACTAGTTAAATCTCTATTCCTAATTAACTTCACGGAAAATCCGGGCCATACATTCTTAGCCATCCACGTCGGGTCATTAGCTTTAAAATTCTTAAAGAATTTATTTTTACCCGACAATTCTTTCTTCATCTGACCCATTAACTCTTTAGCTAATTTAGGGTCAGTCTTACCTAATTTTTTAGCATATTTACCCATGATTTTACCGGACACCTTTTGATTTCTAGCAGCCATAGTAAACATATCAATCCAATCAGTGAGTGTTTTTCTAAATCCTGACGTCATTTTACCACCTGGTATCTTATTAATAAGTGATTTTAATTTACCTCCCCAACTAATAGACGTATTTACGAATTTACTCATAGCAGGAGAAGTCTTAGCCGCCGAAGATAAAAGTTTACTACCCTCAGCAACATCACCGGTTTTTTTAACCATTTTCATAGCTGAATTAGCCGCTTTAAAACCTTTACTAGCTTTACTACCAAACATAATTGGTTTAGCAACCGCATCACCAACATAAGGTACTACCGAAACCATAGACAACATACCAAAGAAGTAATCCCCTTGTCTCATATAATCAAGTCCGTTAAATAAATCAACCAAACCTGTTGGGTCAAATATCCCAATGACATCACCAATAGTATTCCACCAAGACTCATTTAATGTCTTAACTTGATTAGGGTTCATGACTTTTATCATCTCAACTATAAAACTTTTTTCTTCTTCGTTAAAGTTTTCCCATTTCTCGGTTAAGTGTTTTTTAGTTTTTTCTACATCAATATTATTTTGTATATGGACATATTGTTTTTCAGTTAAAATTATTTCCATTTTTTGTTTTATTATAAATACCATATAAAACAAAAAAAATAGGGTAATCAACCCTATTCTTTAAATTCTAACTTTATTTGTAATTGTTCCTCCCTAAAAACCTTTATTCTTTCATTCGCTATTTTAGTATAATTATCACTTATTTCAATCCCCAACCATCTTCTACCCAATGTCTCAGCGGCCACCGCGGATGTACCACTACCCATAAAGGGGTCTAAAACTAAGTCATCCTTATATGAAAGAATCCTAATCGCCTTACTTGGTATATCCATTGAAAACGTTGCTTTAGTTAATGACCTAGTATCCGGAAAGTATTCCCACCTACCAAAAACTAAATTCATAAAGTCTTTTTTATCCTCAGGCTTATATATCATCTTATTTTTAAAAGTCCCATCTTCTTTCTCAACTTTAGTTAGTTCACCTTCCCATTGGGACGTACCTTTTTTGAGTTTCTTTTTACTTTTCTTATACGCTAAAATGACACACTCTTTTGGGTTATATATATAAGGACTACTCGCACTCATCCAACTACCCCACGCCGTTTGTCTAACTCTATGTGGGGAATCCTCAATTAGGTCTACCATCCCAAAGAACTGAAACCCAACTTCTTTCATCCTCATCCAAAATTCTGCGTTGAATAAAATTCTACCCCCTCTTTCCTGTACATTAGTTTCGATAGGAACGTTGATAGCAACCCTCCCATCATCTTTAAGAACTCTAAAAGATTCCGATAACCAATTTTTAGTAAACTCCCAATAATCTTCCATCGAGATTGAATCATCATACACGTCATATTTTATATTAACCGAGTACGGTGGTGATGTTACTAACAAATCAATACACCCATCAGGTAATGTCTTCATAACATCAACACAATCACCCGTAATTATTTTTTGACTTTCAATCATTTATTTTATTTTTTTTTTCAAACTCTTTAACTAAAAATACCGGATTTTGTTCTCCGGCAAACATACCTAATATATTAAACCCATAATATTCTACAGCCTCTTCCTCAGACATACCATCTCTATCAATCAGAATTTGAATGATTTTTTCAGTCGAATATAAAATTCTTGGTCCGTTACCAAACTCTTCGACGACACCAATAATAGCATCGTCTAAGTCTGATAAAATTACGGCACCTTCCGCGTTTTCATCAATATAATCAATCATATTATTTTTGTTTTAAATTATTAATTTTTCTTTCTAAATACCACAAAGCTTTAGTAAGGTCCTGTATTTCTTTATCCGAATTTTTCTTACCTGCTCTCCCAACATATTTAACAACGTTGAATAGATAAGCATCTCTATCTAAACCCCAAGCCTCGCATACTTTAACGACTTCATAAACATTTTCTTTACCCCCGTAATGTTCCGGGTGATTTACCATTTCTTTATCCATTTCTTCTATTATCAATATGTATTATTACTTCGTTATAGTATTCGATAAAGTGGTCATTCCATAAATCCCACTTAATATTTAACCCATCTACAGAATAAACCTCATGATTAGGGAACACTCTTAAGAATACATCTCTAAATTCTCTAAATTTTTGTTTTGTTTCAGGGTTATTTAAATGCCATTCACCAGCACATTTACCAACATTATCTTTTAACCAACAGATATTTTCAATACTAAATATCTCATATTCACCTCCCTCACAATCGGTTTTTAAAAAATCAATTTTTTCAATATTGTTCTCTTCAATAACCTGCATAAATTTTTTTGACTTAACTAATTCCTGATTAGTACTACTTCCAAAGGTTTCGTGTATAAATAAATCTTTATCATTAATAACATAAGGGATAATCGTGTTTGGTATTCCTTTGATATTATTAGATAATATCCCAATTTGGGCCTTTGACGGTTCTATAACGTATAAGTGTTTAATGTTTCTATCTTTTAAAGAGTATGGGAATGGACCTATACTAGCTCCCACATCCATAACAATATCATTTTCTTCTACCTGAAAAACAGTCTCATATATATTTTTACTTCCGTTGAAGAATTCTCTCATTAGTGTATCTCTAAACTGCATTGAGAATATTACACCATTGTCTTCACCCCAGTCAAACCCATCTAATTTTACCCCCATAATTTTATAATTTTATAGTGTTATAATAGTTCTTTAAATCAACATTTTCAACTATTACACCCAATTAATTAATTATTTTTTGTAAATGATTTTAAATATTTCATTATCCTCATAACCTTCCATATGTAGTTTGTAAATTTTTGACGAAATCTCATCTTCAAATATGAGAGCATCTACGTTAAATATTTTGGAAATCGTAGTCCCATTATTAACTAATTTTTTAATAAATTCTTCGTTTAAAAATCTTTTAGTGAACCCCATTTTATAATAATTTTTATAAAATTAATCATTTAATTTAAGACTTACAAATGAAATCAATTTTCTTTTAAATAATGGGGCTAAAGTTTCATCGATTGGAAATTTATCATCACAAAACATTTCAAATACAGGTAATTTAGATTCACCCTTAGTTTCATATGTTTTAGAAAACTTAGTTAAAATAGTATTAATAGTTAAACCACCTATATCCCCTTGATAAATCAAATCTAATGAAGTCCTATATTGGTCTTTAACTTTATATACTTTTTTAGTTATATATTTCCAAACATATACATCACCGTCTCTTTTATAATAAAAAAAACCTTTTTTAGAATGAATATTTTTTTTATTATGTTTAACTTTAATATCTATCGATTCATAAACTAAAGACCATAATGATTTAGCGAAGTTGAAATAATCTCTTATTAAAATTTGACTTTCATTTAAAATCTTATATAACTCGGTTTCTTCCTCAACAGTTAGAACCGGTATGTCTTTCATTTTTAAGTCAGATGGAAGTAATTCGTAATCTGGAGTTGGTATAACTTTATCGACATATAACATTTTTTTATCTTTAAGTAATGTATGAACATTACCTAAATGAATCGACAACTCCAAAAACATAGGATATAACTTTATCTCCTCAAGATGCTTACCCATTTTTGCAAAATAATCTAAAAGAACATATCTTCTATGTTCAACATCCATATACCCATTAAATAACCAATCGGTATCTAGAATAAATTCATATTCATTTTTATTTTTTGATGTTACCATAGTAATATTATAGGTGTTTACCAAATATTATCTATATTAGTTAGTTCTAAATACGTAATAATCGGTATCATTTATAGTTACAACCTCATACGTACCATCGTATGAAAGTATACCGTCATATCCATCGTCATTAAACACCCCTTCAATTAAATCTTCCTCGTCTATAAAATCTTTAATATCTATACCGTTTTCAGTCATCCATTGCACAGGGTCGTTAGCGGCATCTCCTACTAAATCGTTAACTTTATTCTCAATCATATCGTCAGTAGGGTTATCCGTATCAGGAATTATATCATCTAACTCCTCTTGTAATCCATCAATAAGTTCTTCATACTCGTCGTAATCATCTTCCTCCGATTCAGATTGCTCATTTGTATACCTCTCAATTTCACTTTCAATTTGACTTATCCTTTCGTCTTGTTCTGTCGTGAGTTCATAATCATCTTCATCAAAGTAAGATTCAGGACTATAACCAATATCATCAGTATAATATTGGTCAACATATTCTCTGAAATACGTCATATCAATATAGTTTTCAACATATCCTTCTCTAAAACCCTCTAAACCTGAATCGTCAATAAAATCACGTATTTGTTCTTTTGCCCCATCATCCATTTCTTCCTCAGTCCCAACGGAATATTCACCGTCATCACCCTCTAAAATTTCAAACGAAGTCATCCCATATGAACCATAGTCATTTGGACTTAAGTTATACACATCATATTTGTCACCCTGTAAATCTGATAGTTCTTCTTCTAATTCAGAAATTTCGTCGTACAACACATTTGAAACTTCAATATCATCTTCATTATCATAGTCGTTAGTCAAACCTTCTATCTGAGACTTTAACCTACTAACCTCTTCAATATCTTCATCATCCAACGTTGTAAAAATACCCTCATTAACTAAAAATTCAAATAAAGCGTTCGCCTTTTCACCTTCCTCGTCAATATCATCACTAGTTAGAGACCATACCCCACTTTCCCTTAGACTTTCAGCATTAGCTATCTTAGCTAACTGAATCTTTCTCATTCTAGCTTTATAGGCTCCGGAGTTCCAATCTCGAACAGTACCTTTTATATCGATACCAACAACACTCATAACATTAGTATTTGAAATATCTAAACTACCCTCAATCACACCAATATTACCCAAATCAGTAACCGGTTTACCACTAATGTCTAACGAACCCGTTATTTTTAAAGGTAATCCTTTAAACATTTTTATTTTAGACAATGATTTACCCTCATAAGATGCCAGTAACATAATTTCTAGATACTTTTCAGGGGTTATTTCATAATATTCACCTTCGACCTGTTCTTTTATAATCTTAACAACGTCTCCATATTTTAAAGTTACTTTCTTCATCAATGTTTTTTATTATAAATACCACGAAAGATAATTAAAATATTGACATAATCTAACTTTACCACATATTTATACTTGAAAGCCAACAATAAACTAAAAAAGATAACGAAAATTATGGGTTGCGGATGCAAAAAGAAACAAAATCAAGCCTCACAAGTTAAACAGGGGGCAACACCACCTCAACAAGCCACACCGGCTTCAGTTCAGGAATCAATTAAAAAAGTAGTTGAAAAGTATTATAAGAATAAATGATATCAAAAAAAGGAACCTAAAAGATTCCTTTTTTTGATTTAAGACTTTAAATTGCAATTACGAATCTATATCATTACATAAAAATAATATATGGATTATATCAATTTAAAATCACATAGGGGAGTTGTTAATTTACTCGCCGATTACATACTGAATAAATTAATTACCGACGTAACGATAGAAGCAACTATCGAGGTTACTAACTGCGGGAAATTTTTCTTAGTTAACGGACTTACAAACTCAAAAAAAATATTGTCCCTACACATAATAAAAGAAGATTTCTATAAAGAATACGAATCTTTACTTAAGGATTTAGGGTACGAACAAATAAATGTTGTCGATACAATAACATACGATGTGGAACTTGCCACAAAAGATGAACAATCATTTAACTTTTACCACACAAAAAGACCGATATTTAGTAAAGAGGTTATCGATTTCACATCAGAAACAACTGACTTGTCTTACCAATCATTTTCAAATTTAGGTTTTATAGAACTAGATTACTCTGAAGAAAAAACAACGGATTTGGAACAATTTAAATATTCACCAATAAATATTACTTCAGAATTTCCTCATGGGTATAGTTGGGAAATGGGTAGAGGTAATTTATATTACAGTGAATATATTTGTAACCAATTATTTAACGTTATTAGAGTTAAGGAATTACTTTTCAAATTTTCAACTTTAAAAGATAAAAACGATGACTTTAAAATAAGAGTTATTTCAGATTCTATTTATTCAGAAAAAACTATAGTGTCCATGATTTTAGATAACTTCAACTTTAATATCACTTCACTAAAAGAAAATATGTCAGGTTATAATTTATTAAATGACATATTAAACCCTTTAAGTGATAAACCTTGGTTAGTTAAAGATAAAACAAAGGGGCTGATAATATTTTAACCATAAACAAAAAAACCACCATCGGGTGGTTTTTTTAGTTATGAATATTATTACATAATTTCACAAATAACGTCATTAAACTTAAATTTGTCACATATACTTTTAATACGTTTTACTTTTGTAATGTTAGAACCCCAAGTCGACATAAATAGACCGTTAACCATCTTAACCTTATTAAATTCTCCCAACGAATCTCTAAATTCATCCGGAGTTTCCTTAAAGAAGGATGAAAAAGATTCTAACATTTGTTCTTTAGAGTGACAACCAATTAATTCATTAATAACCGACACATAAGTTTCTTTAGCCGTTTTATTAAAAAATATTTTATCCCCAATCGTCACTTTTAGGTTTGTGGATTTCGCTCTACCTATTTTTTTCTTAACATCAACTTTTTCTTCATCGGTTAACGTATCGTCGTTATCGACACTAATCCCCAAATCCAATTCTTCAACTGATAGGTACGATACCATCTTATCTAATCGGGTATGAAACGTATCAATGTCTGAAACATCAAACCACTCAGTTGTAATATTTCTACGGTCATCATATTCCTTTATAACTCGATAGTCCTCAAAACATACGTGAAGAATACCCTCCAATTTTCCCATATCTTCGGTCTCAAAGACTCTAACCATCATAACATCAAAAGGTAGGTGAGTTGAGTTTAACTGAGTCTCACGTACTTTATATTGTTTTGATAGACCAATCTTGTGGTATCCGTTTACAAACTTACCCCCATGGTCAATAATTCTTGCGATGTACACATATCCTTTCATAGTTCTATGTGTTATCTATGTTTTTGTTTTCATAGGTTATCAAATAATTAGATTTATAAATAGTATTACCTGTCTGTGTATATTTTCTATATTTTCTCATTTTTTTACATCCACGTTGTGTTCCACAAGATTGTAATACTGGTCCTACAATAAAGAGGATTAAGATTAAGTAAGTAAATTTCCTTTTCATTTGTTTTAAATTTAATGATTAATATTTCCTAATATAAACGCTATCATTTTCTTTTTAATCTCGATTGAAGTCTTTCTATTATAATGAGTCTCAATCCTTACCATATCTTTTGATAAATCTTCCAAAAATGGTTTTTCCGGTGCTCTTTCAAGTTCTTCGTGTTCTGAATATTTCCCTGTTGTTTTCATAACTTTTATTTTTTAGTAAATAATTCGACTAATATGAATAAGATTGAACAAAACCCTCAATGTATCTTAAATCCTCGTCTAACTGATTAACATCCTTAACCATACATTTACCTTCGTCATAAGACAAATCACCCATTGAAACTTTTTTAGAGACTATCCACGCATCTTCACCAACTAAGTTAGTAAGTGGTGAAAACATAGAAATTTGTGTACCGTTTATATCTTTATTCTTTATCATGTTACAAATATAAAACAAAAAAGGGACTCTCACAAGTCCCTTATAAATTATTTTTTACCTAATTCCTTTTTTATTATTTTGATACCATCGTCAATTTCATCAAAATCTCTTTCCGGAGCAAATAATTTTGGGTCCGGAGAATCAGGAGGAGTATTAATAATCATAAACGAAGGTACAAATTCATTATCAGTCAGTTCAACAAATAAATCGTATTCATCTTTATAATCATCAATATCTCTAATATGGAATTCAATTTCATTTTCATTCAATTTATCCTTCATCATATCACAGAATGGACATCCTTTCATGGTAAACAATATAATTATCTTAGACATCCAATAAGTTTTGAGCTAATTCTTTTATTTGAGACTCTGTTTGTAAACCAATTGTACTATGAAAAACCTCACCCCCCTTGAATGATTTAATAGTCGGTACTGACCTAATTCCATGTTTAGTTGCTAAATCACGGTATTTCCCTAAGTTTAACGTATATAACTCAACATTAGAACCACTTTCTCTATAATCTTTTGATACCTTATCAAAAGATGGTTTCATCACTTTACACGGACCACAAAATTCCGCCCAAAAATCTACAACAACATTATCTCCATTGTCAATTTTCTCAATTAATTCTTTTTCACTAATTTCCATTTTTTTTATTTTTTTTAATTTTATTTACTCGATATAATGAATCAACCATAAAGTCAACGTTCGATTTTAACGAAGTCAAATACAATAAACTAATTTTATTAGAAGTCACATAAATATAAATACCATTATGGTCATACTCCACTAAACTTTCGAAGTATGATGAATTACCAAAATCATCACATCTATCATAATACCAAAGTCTTTTTTTATTTTTAATAGACTCATTCAATAATTTAATATCAAAATCAATATCAAATTGTGAAGGTACGTTATTAATTTGTTGAAAGATTATTTTAATAATCTCATCAGGTATTTTATTTTTTTCCATTATATTTTTTTAAAAATCCATATCTATATCGTTAACATAAATATTGAATTCATTTGATTTATAACCAATCGCATTAATTTTTTCATCGTACTCCCATTCAATTTTATAGTTAGTAATCGAAACATCATTATTCATTGGTAAAACTTTGGAAATAGTAACCTCATTTACCTTGTATCCACTTTTAATTTTAACATTATTAAAATTAACCTCAACACCCAAGTCAGTAAATAACCCATCTTTAACCATATTATAAATCCGGTCGTCTAATAGTTTTATCGGATAATTCCAATAATCATCTAAACGACTATTAAACCTACCTAAAGATTGCACCCTATTCAATTCCAAAATTTTACCATCAAACTTTATCCTATATTCTATGGTAACCCTCTCATTACTGTTCCCCACATCTCTTAATGATATTATTAAAGATTCAGGTCGTTTAACATATGTTCTAACACAATTACTTTGGATTATAGATTCTTCATTATATTCTTCACTGTTTTTTAATACCACGGGTAAGAATTTTGTCTTATCACCCTTTATAATATTTTCAACACCTATAATAAAATTTTTACTATAAACCCTATTAAAATCCCCATTATCATATGAGGAAACTTTATCAGACCATAAAATATGCTCAGACATAAACCCATTAACGTCTTTAGATAGCCACTTACATTTTTCAAATTTATTTATCCTACTATGAAAATTTAAATGGTCCATAATAGATATACTATCTAACGAACCTTTAACACCTAATAAACATATTTTAAAAATATTAAGTTTTTCAATTCTATTAAAATTTGATTTAAAAGGTTTCCTAACAAGGAAATTATTTAAATCTTTATATTGAAATATATCCCTTAATTCTTCATCTGTAGAGGTATCAAGAACATAACTTAACCCAAAAAAGTCTATTAAATTGTTAAACGCTTGAGAATTAAATGAATTAACACTATGTAAGACTCTCTTTATCTTTTTACCTTTATAACCTCTAAGACTCATAAAAGCATCAATATACTTCCCCCCAAAAGTTTCCCTATTTTTTTTATTAACGGTCGGGCTTTGGGAATCTACGAATGACATTACATTATTGGGATATTTTACCCCTTGTTTTTCTAATATAAACTTATATAATGTTTCCGAATCACTACCTTTACCTTCGCTAATAATTTCGATAAATTTTTTAACAGGTCTTTCAACGTCTTTAATTAAATTTATTTCATCAACAACTTCTTTTCTCCCATGAACATATCTTAATTCACGAACCATATCCATTATAATGTCTTTTTGGCCAAACACAAATCTTCGTAAATATTTTGAACTCCCCCTTTTTCTATGGTAATTATCGACCGACCCATAAAACACCGCACTATCTTTAATCCTGTATGTGATAAATTGAATTCGAGTTGTCTTTTTGAAGAATTTTTTAGATAAACGTCTATTTTTTTCTAAGTAAAAAATTTTTAAACATATTTTCTCTTCATTTCTTTCAAGAACCACCGTAAACCTTATGTGGTTTAATTTCGAACATGGATTACCATAATTTTTAATATAAGAATCAAAATCTTTGAGATTAACATCATGACACCATTCTGATTTGTCAACACTATTTATATTATTATACGGTAGATAAATGTCCGTAGAATATAAATTAAAAACGTCTTTAAATAAAAGTTCCATATACTTGTTTTTACAAATATATGGAACTTTTTTAAGATTAACAAATCTAATTTAAACATATTTTTCCAAAATTAGTATTTTGAAATATATTATAAACTTTGTCTTCAATTTCTTTATTTGGCGACTTTAACTTAATTACAATGTTAATAATTTGTTTTTGTGTTAGAGAAACCTCATCCCCATTTTCATAATTTAATGATGATTGAGTTTTAACCTCATTATAGAAATCACTTACCAATATATCCCCTATTAATTCTGTTAAGTCATCTGGGTTCTTGTCAAAAAACACCTTAAATTGATTAACATACATATCCACCTCTACTATCCCCATATTATTTTAATTAGTATTTATTATTATCAAATATAAAGAATATTATTGGAATAACCCAATTTAAACTTTATAATAGAACCCATTACCCACATCATCCAAATTCTCTAATAATTTTTCAGGTATTTTTAGGTTAGGGTTAGAACCTTTCAATTGAATGAAAGATAAATCATCTAAATCAACAATACTTTCCGGTAACGATTCTAAATCTTTATTATCAGGTAGTGAAATTATTGTAAGTTTTGATAATTCACCTAAATTCTCAGGTAACTCTTTAACTATATTTTGAAATAATAATACCGATAGATTCTTAAATCTAGTTATAGTAGATGGAACTATTAACGCAATCTTTTCTTTAGACTTATTAGAAACAAATAACCTTTCAATGTTTTCAGGTAGAGATGTGAATAATTCATCAAACCCATAAAGAGCGATGAACTTACCCGCTGCCGAATCAGGGTAATTAACCTCAACTTTTTCACCAGTGGGGCTAGTCAACCCTTTAGCAAATTCCGGTTTGAAGAAATCTTTTAACTCAGACATTTTACCACCTAACAACTCAACTAAATTAACTGACCTATCATCTCTATCCATATATTGGTTAGATGGGAAGTGGAATTGATATCTCTCTTTAGGTAAACCTGTCCTACCACCTAATTCACCTTTATCATCATTAGGGAATATCACATAAAGAGGACCATTTTTAATATAACTATCAAAATAACTTAACCCCGGACTTGATGTACACCATCTTGTCTCTCCATTTTCATGGTCGTGAAAACCACCATAATAAATGGCAGCATCTTTACCTATCTGACCTGAATCTTTAATTCTAATCATAGTCCAATTAGGACCTTCAAAAACTATCTCACCACCAGCATGATTAAAACCGTCTCTCGATTTTTTAGCCGTTTTCTCATCTTGAGCCTTTTTAAATTTCTCAGGGATTACGAAATTATCCATAGTTTGAAATAACGAATCTACTGTAAATTTATTAATATCTCTTTCCTCTTGAGGTAGGTATTGTTTAAACTTGTCGAACTTTTTAAGGTCATCCGTCGTTTTATATAAATCCTCCATAAAAAGGTCTTTAGCCCTTTGAACAGCATTTTTATATTCACGACTTTTCCAATCATATTCTTTCTCCTCTTGAGTAAGAGGTGAATTAACAAAATTCTTTAGTAACCACTGAGAATATTTCCCAACTTTAACATTATCCATATCTTCTAAAGATAAGGTATCAATATCATAACCTTCAGGAGCCTTAGTTGTGGGGTCGGCAAGAATAATCGCCTTTAAAACTTCAAAATCCATAATTCCCTTTTTAGGTTTACCTGATTCATCACCTTTTTTTTGTTTAGGGGCCACTAGCTTATTATAAAGTACTTGAAATCTAGAATTTTCAACTATTAATTGGCTTAAAATTTTTGTCGCTCTCATATATTTTTTAATTTATTTATAAATACTTCACTTTCTCGAAATATTAAGTTTAACAAAGATAACACTTATTTTTAAATTAACATAATACATATCCTTCTCACTATAAATATAATTAATTAATGAAAAGTAATTTAATTAATAATCCATAATTAATAACTCCTCACCCTTAGTTTGTTTCTTACCCTTTTTAGCAGCAGCCGCTTTAACAAATTCCTTTCTCTTCCAAGTGTACTCATCTTGAGGGAACCACTCATGTAATAAATCAAAATCATAATAAGATAAACTAAATTTACCCTCAGCCTCTTTTAATGAATTAGATAACCTTTCGTGGTCTTCTCTACCAAAGTCGTGATTAGAATAATAACTACCCTCCCCAACAATATAGTAAGGTGGGTCCATATAGAAATATGTGGTAGGACTATCATACTTTTCAATAACATCTTGGAAATCTAAGTTTTCAACGTGAGTTATTGATTCAAAAAGTTTTTGATATTCAGACTTACCTAATTTATTCTTAAATGATGTGAATTTTGAATGGTACTTACCTTTTAAGTCAATAAATTTAGACTTACCAGGGTTCGCCCCTGAAAAAACTTGGGTTAATACGTACACATATTTAGCCGCAACCACATAATTAGGTTCATCACCAATTACTAAATCATCAGAATAAATTTCCCCCTGAAATTTGTTGAAGTTTTCTAAACAAATAGGTTTAGTTGGTACAACCCCTTTCTCTTGAACTGTCAATTTATTACACTCTTCTAATAATCGTTGGTGGTCAATTACACAACGAAATAGATTATAGTTTAACGGGTTAAAGTCATTATAAACAACTCTCTTTAGGTTGGGATAATTCTCCAACTTCATTCCGAAGAATATCCAAAACATTCCTCCAAATCCTTCTACGTATGTCTCCATGTCTTTAGGTATAAATGGTACAATGAAATTTTTCATCTTACTCTTACCTCCAATATAACTTATCATTTTTTTCTGTATTTTTATTTTATTACTTAATTATAATCAATATCATCATAATAATCAACTCGGTTACTATTGTTTTTACTTTAAACTTTATTTATATTATAATAAAAAAGTTATGAAAGATATTGAATTTGAAGACGTTGAAGTTATTAAAAACATACCATTAACTAAAGGTAAAAAATCAAAAGACTGTAAGTCTTGTAAAAACCCGGGACTAAAAATTAGTCATTGGGGAATGGTTTTCCTTGGTTTTTATATGTTATTCGCGTCAATTTACGGTACAATACAATTAATTAAACTTATCTTTTAATTAATTTCGTTCAAACCGAACAACCAAATTAACATATAGGTCCCCACCATTATACCCCTTAGACTTAACCCTTAGGGGTTTAAGTGTATCAAATATTTTAGGCATAGTGACCAATAACTCCCCTGTTGGGTGAGGTACGGAATACGTACTCTTACTCAAATCATTTTTACTAAACACCGCATCATATATTAAATTATCACCATTCTTCTCAAAACCATTTTCCGGTATTAAATTTACCTTAATAACCAAATTACCATAAAGACCTTTGAAATAATCACCTTTACCTTGTAACCTAAGAAATTGTCCATTATCTATACCAACGGGGACTTTTATTTTAATACTTTCGGTTTTAGTATTAGTTGTACTACCATTACAACCACCACATCTTTTTATAAATATATGTCCCTCACCATTACACACATGACAAGTTTGTCTAACAACCTGACTAAATAATCCATTACCGACGTTAATTGTTCTAAACCCATCACCGTTACAAGTACCACATTTATTTTTATTACCACCTGAACCACTACAAGTGCCACATTTATCTTTTCTATTATAAGTTATTATTTTTTCAGAACCTAAGTAAGATTCAACAGCCCCAACATCAACATTAACTATGGTCTCAGGTGCCGTAGGTTTTTTTCTTCTCTGAGTAAACCCTCTAAAGAAATCTCCAAATGGGTCTTGACCACCAGATTGACCTCCAAATGGGTTGTTATGACGATTATCATATTGAGCCCTTTTACTTTCATCCCCTAACGTACCGTACGCCTCATTTATATTTTTAAACATACTCTCATCACCCCCTTTATCAGGATGGTGCTTAACCGCAAGTTTTCTATAAGCTTTTTTTATCTCTTCTTTTGTGGCGTTCTCATTAACACCTAATGTATTGTAGAAATTATTCATAAATGTATTATATTTAGATAAAACATATAACTATGTCTCACAACTATTTAATAGTTTTATTTAAAAATAACGTAAAAAAACGAATAATCAAGAAATTTAAGACGCGTAAAAGAGCTAAATTATTTTACAAATCTAAAATTAAAGAATCTTCTAATGTTATTTTTAGTAGAAATTACGAAAATGGGGTTAAATGTGAATATGAATTAGCTTTAGTTGAAGTTGGTGACGACGGTAAAGACTTATATTCTAAAGATGAATTTGGTAGACATAATAAAATAATCGTTGAAGGTGGTAAATTCTCAATAATAAACATTAATCCTTATTTGGTTGAAGAATCTATTTTAGATTACCAAACTAAGGAAAAAATTTCTGTTGACTATCTAACTAAAAAATACTTGTCTGTCACAGGATTAAAATTAGTTTCGAAATTAAATAATAAAATAGTGGTACAGAATGATAATATCTTTAATCTGTTCACACTTAAAACATCTGAAGACGCCAATCGATTGATTGATTCCTTAACGGACCATTTTAAAAGCACAAAAAAAAGTGACTGTATGTTCGTTAAAGATTATACAACCACTCATAGAAAATATTTATATGATATTTTGGTTAAAGAAGGATATCCAAAAGATTATCTAATTAGACTATCAACTACTCATCCAAAATAAAAACAAATTCAATACCTGAAATGTCGATTTTAAATTTGGTATGACTTCGGTCTATATCCCTAAAGTTTTTTTGAACTTTTTTAAATTCTTTTTTTTTAAGTTCAAAAACACCAATGATTTTACCGTCAGAAAATAAATCCTCCATAGCGTCAGCAATTACCGCTAACTTCTCAATTACCCCAATATCACCTTCTTCAGTCTTTGCCATATATTAATTTTTTTAATTGGTTTTGGAAGTATATCTTCTTTAGATAAACCGGTTAAACCCATTATTATCTTATTCTTGCTTCTTTCAAGTTGTTGTTTATCCTTTGTTAGCTCCTTCTGATACCAATCTATCTGTTTCTCTTTGTTCATTATCTTCAATACTATTTAACGTATATTCTTCTTCAGGTAATTCCTCCTCATAAGACGGTATATCAAATTCCAAATTTCTTAAATCTTCTAACCTTTCTTTTTCAAACACTTCTTTTAAATCCTTAATTTTAACCTTAAAAAGATTTTCTTTTTCTTCTCTTTCTATATTATAATCAATAATTTTTTCGATGTTATTGATTGTTTCGTTTAAATCGGATTCCTCTAATTTAGAGACAAAAGAAATATATCTTTTGTTAGGCTCATCACTTTGGTGTTCAAGAACTTTACTTTCATTAACATATTCTTTAGGTAATCTCCAAGTTTTAGAGAATTTAATGTCAATTGAAAAGTATTTCTCTTCTAGTGTTCTAATAGATTTTAAATAAGGATGTATTTTAAAAATTTCTGTGTATAGACTCATAATTTAAATATAAATGTTAAAATGTAGGATATTGATAAACCTAGTAATATAATAGCTCCACTACTCAGGACTAACCTCTTGGGTGGACTGTGTAATAGAGCTCTTAAAAAATTAATTCCCACATATACTAAATTTAATATTGAGAGAATTAATATAAAAAAAATTATTGGTTCTACCATTTTTACTTTTTTCTCTCTTCAAGGATTTCCCCTCTTAAAATCTGTAAAAAGTTTTTTAAGTCCTGAGCGTTTTTTCTAGCTCTAGTACCCGCACTCTTATTACCTTCGTAAAACTTTGTAGTGTTTATCGATAACTCTTCCGATAAAGACCTGATTTGTTCTAATGTTTCCATTTTTTTTTCTTTTTTTCTGTTTATGTTTATTTTAATATGTTAATCTAATTATAGATTTTTATACCTATATTGTAAAGTGTAACGACACTTTTTTAATTTTCAATAGAATTGTCCATTAATTTATAGATTGAAATTAGAGTATCTAAATCCGCTTTGGTATTTGTTTTAGACATCTCAAATAAATCAGTAAAGAATTTCTCAACTGACTCACGAGATACCTTATCAGTTCGACTGTAAAATACCTCATTAAAAAACTTTTTAAAATAATCTAAATGTTCCCCCTCACGATTAAATTTAACACCTTCCTCTTGGAATATATCTATAACCTTACCCCAGCACCATTCAAAGTGTTTTTGGTTATCTTCGTCAGTTAGATTGATTTTAGTCTCTTTAGGGGTATCGATTTCACCCAAGTACGTATTAACCACTAATATATTTAACGTCAATGTAAAGTCGGAATATAATTCCATTTTTTCTCGAATAACGTTATTAGCCCTGAAAAGTATATCCACTTCTTCAGGTTTAATTGGTTTTGTAATATAATTAAAAAAATTCCCCATAGATTAAGTTTGTCTATGGGGAAATGATAGTACCAATATTTAGTTTGTAAATTATTGAGTCTTTCTATTGTAAGATATTAAATCCTTCATTTTACCAAACTCCTCATTTAATTTATCTTTAGATTTAGATGTAGTAGATTCTAATTGATTCATTATCTTATCAACTTTACCTTCACCTGTTTTATCTTGTACTACAGGTTGTTCAGCTTTATTATAAGCCTTTCTCTTAGCCTTAGCTAATAAATTATCTTTCCTAATTTTATTACGTCTTTTATTAACCGGTGTCTCAACAGCGTTTGCCCATTCAGGATTATTACCTGTTTCAGATGAACCAACAATATTTTTCTCAACCCACTCTTCATTAGGTTTAATTTCATCATAATCCAAGTTCTCCATCCCTGCACCTGTAAACGCCTCAATATAATCACGTACATCCTCAGATGGTACGTAAGCCATTTTTTCCATCTTAGCTATCTCACCATTACCCTGAGGAAACATTTTTGGGTCCATAGAATAATCCCCTTTAGAACCGTTTTTTAGGTAGTCTTGCATCTTTTTAGTAACATCTTTAATATAATCCTCATTTTCTTTACCAGACTCCTTATGAATTGTGTTATATTCACTTTGTCCTGCGGATTTACCTTGTTTAATGTTTGAACCTTTTTTATTTTCTTTTACAATATTTTCAATTAATGAAATCAATTCACTTTCAGTAAGTTTTAATGTACTTTTTTTAGACTCCTCCATTCTTTGGTCATCAATATCAGAATCGACACCTATAACTCTCGATTTTCTACCATCGAATTTACTTCTATAGTCTTTACTTTCTTTCGATTCTTTCTTTTTATTTCTCATCATACTAAAATCTTCAGAATCAATTTTACCGTTTTTATTTTTATCTAATTTCTTTTGGCCCTTAGTCAAAGATTCAGTTGTTTCAGATTTACTATTACAAAAACGAATTGTTCTTTCATCTTCCTCCCCGAAGTTTTCCTTATGGTAGTCACATTTTAACTCATCGTATTCTTCGTTAAATTCTTCATAAACACCTTCGTCCATTTTAGAACCACATTGTTCACAAAGACCACTTGACCCTTCAGTCATTTCGGAACCACAACCTTCACACGTTTCAGAACCTTCAGAGATTGGGGTATTCATTACTTCATCAACGTTTTCACCATTGATTTTATTCACTATCTCATCGACCTTTTCATCTAAACTCTCACTCAATATTTTATTGAATAGGTTGTTAATATATGTATTATTTGTCTTTTTCATCTTTTTATTTTATTATAAATATGTTGATTATTTTATTTGTTTAGAATTTTACTCTCATATTCGTGAACAATAATACTTTTTACCACATTTTCACTCACATCGTACTTTTCACATATAGTCTTAATCGCCTTTTTAACACTTTTATTTTCAAATATTTTAAGAGCATTTATATCACCTTGATTACAGTACGGAAACTTCCTACACTTGTCCTTTATTTTTACAAACTTACCTCCGGGAATTTGAGGTTTTTTATTACCCCTCCAATTCTTACTATCTTTAGCCACAAACGCCGGAGTTGAATATTGACCTGAAGAAGCTGATGAGGTCGCTTCAGTCGCTTCGACTTTATTTAATTTTGAACCTCCCTTTTCCATTTCTCTTTTAGTAGTTGAGAATAATGGTTCTGAGTATTGACCCGAACCACCACCGGCAGACGTTGCCTCAGTAGTTTCTGAGTTGGTGTCGTCGTCATCTTCGTCATCTTCCTCGGATATAGAATTAGTCAATTTATTCATTGTTTTAATCGACTCTATCGGGTCAACATTAAACGAATCTATATTCATTACCTGATTAGACATTTCTTTTTTTAAATCACTTCCAAAACTTTCTTTCATAAAACTATTATTAAGCATTTCTTATTCTTGGCTCCCAGTATCCTCTCTGTGTCCACATGAAATTATAAAATTCCCTAAACATTTTAAGAACTATTTCTTTCACATCACCTTTTATTTTTCCATTAGAAATTTCTTTCTTAATTAAATCAATTAGTTTTGTTTCAAATTGATTTATAGTATTATTACCCATAAAGACCTTTACTTCTTTACGAATCATAACTTCAATTTCTCGTTTTTCAGTTGCTGTAAACGCCATTTTTATTTAGTTATTATTAATTATTATTTATTAGTAGTATTCCTATTATAACACCCCCAACAATAGAAACAGTTTTATATAATCCCGTTTTCCGTTTCTCAATTTTTAATTCTTTTATTAAATCTAAATTTAATTCTTCATATTGATTAAATTGTTCGTCTTTTTTACCCAATATAGTCTCAAAATTCATACTTTTCTTATTTAACAACAGTATTGTACTATCTTTTTGTCTTTCTCTCTCTAATATCATTAAAGTTTTTAAATTAAGAAGTTCGACCTCTTTTTTACAAGAATCACCAGCAATTAAATCTTTAGCAACCAACTTAGCCACTTTGTATGAAAGAACAACTTTAGTAGTATCAGAAGAAACTTTAGTAGTGTCAGAAATTTTAGTCGTATCTATTTGTGAAAAACAGTTCCAACTCGTTGTAAGTATAATCATCAACAGAATTAATCTTCTCATTTGTTTTTTGTTTAAAGTTTTTTATGTTTCTACCAACGTTAATTATATCTTCATCTATTTTTTCAATATGCTCATCAACCGAAACTAGTTTAATATCTATTTTATCATTAATTAATTTTACATTGTCAATCTGATTACTTAACGATTCAATTCTATCTTTATAACCATTAATATCAGTTTGTATAGTTTGACTATAAAAGAAATTATAAACAATAAAACCTACCAATAAAATTAGTAGGATTGTTTGTAAATTACTATTATTAAAGGTCGCTCTCATTTAATTAGATTGTGTTGTTTTTTTACGTGACGCAATGATTTTAGACCATTTGGATTTAAACTTATTATAATAGTTTTTTAATTTACCAATACTTTCTAAGAATTCATCGTCCGCTTTAATCATTTCCCCATTAAAATAAACACCATTATCCTCACCAATAGAGAAAAAGAAGTCTAAATCACCGTCTATTATTTTTCCAGACCATTCAACATTGTTTGGGTATACATTTAACTTATTAAAATCAACTAAATCAGAAACTTCAATCACAAACTCATCCATCGTCTCTTGAAATGCCAATTTTTCGTCGGTGGTTAATTCCAAATCTTTTTTTTCTTTACCATGTAAAACAATTATACCACCGGAAATTCGATAGGCTTGTCTTTTATCTTTTTGGGGTTTAGTTTCAAATTCTATTTCATCCTCAACATCCTGTCCGACATCTATTTTATCATAGTTTTCAGTATCAGTTAAATTAATAGACTGCTCATTAATTATTCCATATTGTTGTTTTATATCAACAATACCCTCATTAATAGAATCTGTCTGAAACATATTTTGTGAGGCTTTAATTAGTTTTTTAATTTCATCGTGAGAGTTACTCATTTTCTATTTTTTTTAAAATTCTTTCAAAGTTAAAAGAGGGGTTGAGGTCAGTAAACTTATCACTAAAATTACTTCTCGTAACCACACCTTTATATTTATTTATTTCTTTAATCAAAGTGTTGTGTTCAACAACATTAAATTGAATGTTCATTTTTTCGGTTAAATAATTTAAAACCTTAAGTAATGAAAATATTTGTTTCTCCTTATAAGGTTCCCAATAATATCTGTCTCTCCATTTTTTCTCAAACACGTCACCTTTATAAATATCACCAATCCAGTTAAGGTAATGTTTTTTTAAAGGTTCTTTCTCTAACCACCCTAAATTTTCTAAAGAAACCACTACAGATTCTTTATTTAACTCTAAATTTGATAAATAATTAGTTGTATTTCTTTCATCAACTAATTTATGTATTAAACCTTCTCTACCTATAATATAATGCGGTATTTTATAGTTTTGACCGTATTTTCTATTTTTTAAGGAAATTAAGTAGTCAGATAAATTTCTTGATGTGTGGGTTAAAACAATTTTATTTTTAACCTCATCAGCATTAATAAAATTAAAACCATCATGTTCAATAAAATCTAACATTTAAAAAAATTAAAACTTTTTATATTCCAAAACCTTACCACCCGGAATTGTTGTAGTTGTAGTTTCTTGAGTAATATCCCCCACTTCTTTAATTACTTCAACTTCTTTAATTACTTCAATAGGTACTTCAACCTCTTTAATGACTTCAACCTCTTTAATGACTTCAACCTCTTTAATGACTTCAACCTCTTTAATGACTTCAATAGGTACTTCCACTTCTTTAATTATTTCCACTTCTTTAATTACTTCCACTTCTTTAATGACTTCAATAGGTACTTCAACTTCTTTAATTACTTCAATTTCTTTAATTACTTCAACTTCTTTAATTACTTCAACTTCTTTAATCACCTCAATAGGTATTTCTACTTCTTTAATTTCTTCTTTAGGGTGTTCTACCATAGAATTATACATAGATTCTTCTACCTCATCAACCTTATGGTTTACTAATGTTTCATCTTCAATTTTTTCATACTTAACCTCATCTTCTTTTTGATAATTAATGAAAAAATGTAAAGAAGTTAGAGATATTACAGGTAATAAACCACCAGTTAAAAACGCCAACCATCTTTTTAATCCAACAATATCATCGGCCTCCGTACCAATAGATTCCCATATAGGTAATGTCAACTCAACCCAAGATTTAAATAATTCCCCATCAGTATCAATTTCTTTATAAGAGTAAAATATATTACCAATCATTTGTATTAAAGTCACTAAACCAAACATAAACCACACACCACCTTTAATTCTATTAGTAGTCGCAATTAAAGCGGTCATAGCGCCAATTTCAATCGCGATAGATAAATATATTGCCCAACTAAGGGGATTAGTTAACTCATACCAAGAAACAACATGAGATATAGAAATTACACCAACTAAAATAATTGGTATTAAAAACATAAACCTATTAGGGTTTTCTTTTACCCATTTCCATATATTACCCATTACTTATTTTTTTCTAAAACTTTTATTTGTGTCTCAATTTGATTTTGACGATTAACATCAAATATTTTTCTATCTGTTGCTTGAATCATTCTTTTTTCCGCCTTTAACCCCTCAATCTCAATATCGGTGTCGGTAGGTAAGTTACCAACATTAACATTAACCGAATCAATATCTAATTGAAGTTGAATGACGTTATCCTTAACTCTATTTAATTCGTTGTCAACCCCACAAGATTTAAAATAAATTAAAACTAAGAGCCCTACAATCACTTTAGAACCGTGATTTGTAAAAAATTTGTTTACTTTTCCCATAATACTTTTTTTTATAAATTTAAAAAACCTTCTATCATAATAAATAGAAGGTTTTAAAGTTTTTACATATAATCAAATAAGATAGAACTTTCATTTCGAAGTTTTCGTAGTGCTTTCTGTTTTATTTGTCTAACTCGTTCTTTAGTTAAGTTAAAATCTTCACCAATATCTTCCAATGTTCTATTACAACCATCCATACCAAAGTAATCGGTTACAATTATCCTTTCTCTATCATCTAAAACATTTAAAAGTGAAAGTAATTTGTGTTTTAACATATCTTCACTTAATAACCCCGCATCTGGCATATCAGCATCAGGATTTTTAATTATGTCAACTAAAGTATCACCATCCTCATTAATATTACGGTCTAAATCAATAATATTAGGTAAGGAAGCAAATTTAGGACTAAGTTGTTTACCTGTTTTCTCAATTTCTCTTTTTTCTTTGAATAAGTCTTGGACAACATTAACCGGGAGTCTAATAGTTCTAGAGTTATCATTTAAAGACTGTAAAACTGATTGTTTAATCCACCAAACGGCGTATGAAATAAATCTAAGTTTCTTAGTCCAATCAAAGTTTTTTATAGCTTTCATCAAACCTAAATTACCCTCAGCGATTAAATCTGATAAATCTAACCCTTGATTTTGATACTGTTTGGCAATTGTAATGACAAAACGTAAATTACCTTCCAATAGTTCTTTATTTACTTTATCTTTTTCAAACTCAGTTAACTCATTAGAACACATTAATTTAGAAAGTTCTCTCTCCCTTTCCGGAGTCATAACTTTAATCTTTCGAATGTCTTTTAAATAGTGTTGTACTTCGTCTTGATTGATTGGCGCACTAGTGTTTTTTGATTTCATTTTTTATTTGATATTTGTTTTAAAATTTGTTTTTCATTCTCACTTATCGAATCTATACCTTTATCATAGATTTTATCTAAAATTTCGTTAAGTGATTTTTTACGTTTTTTGTTTCTGATATTAACTATTTCATCTTCTTCTTCAAAGTTAATATTTTCTTCGATTAATAATTGAAATTCGTCTTTTAATTTGTCATTTATATTTTCAATAATTTCTTTTTCATTTATCTCACCCACATTACTCTCAAAAAGATGTGTTTTAACATCTTTAGGTAATTCAATTAAACTATTTTCAACATCATAAGGTAATAATAAATAACCGGATTTAAAATCGGCTAACATCATCTCCGACCACTCTTTTATTATATTAAAACTTTCATTAGATTTAAAAGTATATATGTGATGAGTATCATTAAAAAAATATTTTACTTTTTCTGAATTAGCAATAACTGAAATATCCTCAGCAATGTCTACGACATTTTTTTCAATTCCTTTATTTAAAATTATTAACGTATAATTAAGTTCTTCTTTTACCATTCTTATTTTTTAATTTACACAAATATACAACTTATTGAGACACATAACTAATGTTATCCTCCTTTTTTATCTGAACAACGTTATCCGCCCAATTATTAACTAACGGGTTGTGTGTTATTACAAATATTTTTTCAAAATAGTCTTTTATCTTAACAAAGAAACCTCCAATCATATCTAAGTTCTCGTTAGACACTTTACCGAACACCTCATCAAAAACCACTATATTTGGTTTCGGTAAAGAACATATCTTACTTAATACAGACCTAAGAGCTAATGATGCTATAGTTCTTTCAAATCCGGAACCTGATGACATATCTTTACCTATCTGAGTATTATTATCAATCATAATAAATTCAACTTCGTTTTTTTGGTTTATTTTAACCTCCAACCTAAAGTGACAACCATCCTCTAACAATCTTTGTAACTCAGAATTAATTAATGGCATCATAGTCTTCATAATCATTTTAGAAATACCATTTTTACCGTAAATCTCCAAATATATTTTATAAATCTTCTCCTTCTTAGATTCTTCGGTTATTTTTTCAATTATAGATTTGTTATTATTAATTTTTTCAGTCTTACTTTCAATAGTAAATTTATTGTTAGAGATATTATCGGTAATTTTAGTTTTATCAATATCTAAATTATCCATTAATATATCCGCTTTAATTAATTTACTATCAACCTCATTATTTTTAGATATTTTATCCTGAATTTCAAAATACTTTTTAAGTTTATCCTTAATACTTTGGACTTTTAAATCTAAACTCTCCAAACTAACCTCATACTTTTCCTTGATTAACTTATTTTTTTCATACTCAATAAATTCCCCTTTAAGTTGGACAAAGGATTTTTCAATGTTGGTTTTTCCTATCATTACTTCAGTTAATTCATCTCTTTGATGGTTTAACCCATCAAATTCAGATATCTTTTTCTGAGTAATCGAGGCGTTCATTAATTCAATACCACAATGTTCACATTTAATACCATCACCCACCGAACTCTTAAGTTCTTTTATTTCACTTATCTTAGTATCTAATCTAACGGTCTCTTCATATACAGACTTAACCTCCTCTTTAGCTTTATCATGTTCATCCTCATGATAGAACGACGAAGGTTCAACAACATTAACCGACTGTAATCGACTAACTAAACTTTTTCTATCTACACTATATTCGTTAATTTGAACCTCTAACTTACTAGGTACCAATTTACTTATCTCACCATCAATATCATTAAACTTTTCTTTTAATAAACTGTCACGATATTTCTGTCCCTCAATCATTCTATTCTGAACAACCACCAACTCCTCATTAAGTGTTTCATTTCCCACCTTAACTTGCAATATTTCATCAGTTAAAACTTGATTATCACTCTTTATTTGTTCCGTATTGTAAATGTTGGACATCATACCCTTAGAAAATTGAGAGTAAATCGTCTTACCAACTTCCTCTTTTCTTTTGAGATAATCCAACCCCATAAATCTAGATACAACCTGACCTCTAGCAGTTGGTTTAGCATCTATTAAACCTTCTAAGTTTGAGGAGGTAGTTAGGATAGTCATTAAGAAATCGTCCTTCGTACCAATAGACTTTTTAATAAAATCTTCAGTTTCTCTTCTCTGTTCTCCGGTGAAACTTTGTAGACTACCATCAGAAAACCTTTTATAGAAATCTAAATTAGTTTTAACAGTCCACTCGTTCTTTTTAGAAAGTTTTCTCTCGATGGTCCTAACAATAATATATTCTTCACCATCAATTAATATCTCACCCTTAACCATTACCTTATTCTTATCGGTAAATCTATTGAACACCTCTTCAGCCTTAGAAGATTTAGTCGTTTCGTTAAAAAAGAGAAATAATAATAAATCCACAGTTAAAACTGTTTTACCCCCAAAGTTAGGTGGGTTTGATTCCACCACCGAAATCCCATCACATTTCTCAAAATCAATTTTTTGATTCTGGCCATATGATAGAAAGTTAGAAAATTCAATATTTTTAATGAACCATTTTTTAAATGGTGTTACATCATCATTCTCAGACATTAATTGATTATCTACAACAGTATTTAATTCAATCACATCATCAACATAACTCTCATAACCTTTAACCTTTAAGAAATCATTTATTAGTTGTACTTGGTAATTACCATCTAATAGATTAAAAGAGATATCCACATTATTTTCAACATCATCACCTACCTTAGTTTTTGTAATTATATTAACATTAGTAGTCTGATACTTTTTTTGAAAATAGTGTTTAACACTCTTTATTTTTTCCTGCGTAAAATTTTCAGAAAAATCCTCCCATACAACTTGTACATTAGGGTTATCATATTTTTCAATATTTAATTTTTTACTCATTTTATTTAGATTAAAATTTGGTGGTGGATTAAATAAATCCATATTTTTTTTACTTTAATAAACCTTCAGTAGGATTTGTCGGCTTATAATCCATTTTTATCTCAACAGGTGACTCACTTTCAATGACATCGTTAATCTTTCCATCAGATTTAATAGTTAATCCTTCGCCTTCATTATTTTCAATTTCTTTCGTTTCTCCGGACATGATTTCACCACCGTTATTTTTTAAAAACTCTTCGTAATTAGTCTTCATCATGGTTTCATATTCTTGTTGTATTCGACTACGTTGAGTAGTAATATCATTGTTTCTCAATTTAACACGTTTGTTGTGGGCTTTTTTTCCACCTCTCAATTTTGATTTTGGCATAATTTATTATTTATTTATTTATTATTTATTATTTTTTTTCTTCGAACCATTCAACTATCGCGTTGATTGTCCATACAATACCCGATGATAACACACCGTCGAAGAACCAACTATAATATATCGGAATATCGTATAATTCATTCATAGGTGAAAATATCACCAAACTTAGGAAAAATCCACCCCAAGTACTAAAACACATTGGACAAGATATTACCCCATATATAAATTTTCCAATTCCGTGGAAAACATTTAAATTATTTTCTCCCCATCTAAGAAAGAAGTTTCTTAACCCCTCGAATATCGAGCTATAGACCACAATATTCATAAGTCCGTAACTCAAAAAAGACCATACTAAAATTTCCATATTTTTAATTATTTAAATTAGAACCTTTCATATAAACAGCACCTACCGGTTTACTATTTGTTTCAGATTCTTCAATTGTTTTTTCTAATTTATTTATTTTATTATTTTTTTCAGACAATTCCCTTCTTAACTTGTTCAAAGTATCTTGAAGTTGTTTCTGTTTACCCTCGGAATCAAATGTAGTTGTTTTTTCACAATTATTCAACTTTTCAATAAATTCTTCTCGTTCTTTTTTAAAGTCATTATTTAATTTGTCGATGTTTATTAAATGTTCATTTTTAAGTTTGTCCCAATTATTGTCGATATTTGGGACAACTTCTTTAATAGGGACTTCCACTTTTATCTCTCTAACTACGTCCCTATCAACATATTTAATAACCTCAATTTCCCTTATTGGACCGGGAACTTCTTTAACTACTTCAATTATCTTTTCAACAGGGACTTCAACTTCTTTAACGACCTCAACAATTTTTTCAACCTCCTTCTCAATAATTTGTGGCTCATTATTAACACCTAACAACCCATATTTTTTAATGTTATACCCTTCAGTAAAACATCGTATTATAAAGTCATCAATATCTTTAATATCATTTAACCGACAATATTCCTGAACATTCTTTATTTGTTTTTGAGATAAGACCATTTAACCATTTTTTAAAATTTCAGAACCATTCTCAATATCCTCAAATGAAGTCATTTTAAATGAAAGGAATGGTTTTGGGTTATCCAAATCTACAAATTGGTAATCATCTTTTTCAATATCATATATACCAAATCCGTGTTTACCTATACTTTCACCGTAGTTCTGTTGTATAGTAGAACCTACCATATACGCTTTCTTCCCACTAGGGATATCAAATATTTGTCTTTTATGTATATCACCACAAAGAACTAAATCACAACCGCTAAACTTATCAGAATCAAAACCCGTTTCGAATTTATATCCAATATCTGTAGTTAACCCTTGGACAGGTCCATGAAATATACCTATCTTTAAATTATCTGAGGTCTCAATCTCGGGTGGGATGTTATGGTCAACTAATGAATAGACAACCCAATCAATATTATCATCAATATAAACACCCCTGTTTTTATAATAAACCACATTATCATTCTTAAGAGAATCGATTATCGGTGTTAACGCATCTAATCGAGACATATTACTCTCAAGAAAATCGTGATTCCCAATTATTAAAACAGTTTTAGCTATCTTAGAACATTCAGTTAAAACCCATGAAACCATCTCAATCAGTTCAGGGGTCATTTGATTTTTAGAATGTACTAAATCACCACTAAAGACAATTCTATCGGGATTAACTTCTCTAAACTTTTCTAACATACTACTAACAATACTTTTATATTGGTCGTGGTGTTTGAAAAGTCGAATATGTAAATCCGAAAAATGTACTATTTTTTTTATCATTTTTTTTTATTTAATAAACATTCACCATCTCTCTTAATTACCTTCATCACCAAATAACTTAAAATCTTCGTTCATATGTCCACAATCGTCACATACGTAAGTTGGAAAGGGAACTATAGTATCTTCAGGACTTCCCGTTAATAACTTAGATACTTTCTTAATTAAAACTATCTCTTTAAACCTAAAACTCCCACACTCTTCACATTTTAAGCTTGGTTGTTTTTTTAAATCTATTTGTGGTTTTGGTAAACCGGTCGTTAAATTATCCATATATTTTTTTATTAAACTTAATCTATTTTTTCGATTTAGTCAAATACTTTGACATATTCATATCTAGAATAGTTTGTTGAGTTTTCTTAGGTACTCTAAACTCTTCAAATTCACCAGATTCTTTGACCAACACAACGATACCCCCAAATATTGAGATATCTCCATATTCACTACCTTCCAACATCTTAAGTAGTAATTTACAGTAAAATGGTAGTTGACAATAGTAGTGACCCAAGGCGTTGTCAGGTAGATTGGTAAATGGTGGTAACATATCTTTAGTCCAATATGTACTTTCAAAATTTTTCGGTTTATTACTTTTCCAATCTGAAATAACTAATCCAATCTTTTCCAATTTAGGATTATATATTAGCCACATCTTATCCGGTTGGCCGGTATACCCTAATTCCGGGTCACCTAACACCATCTCAGTATCTAATAGGACCGCACCTCTCTCCTTCATTATTTTTAAAAAGTCCCTACCTCCATTAATCATAGCATCACCCTTTAAAATTTGTGTAAAATCACAGTCGAAAATTGGTTCACGAACCTCTTTATCAACGTTAAACATTTCTAAGGTGTCTTTTTCAAGAATGAAGTGAACTCTAGAACCTAAGTTTGTTGCGTAACTTCCAGCCTCTGACCACTCCTTTAACAATTGTTCTTTATATTCCAAATCACCCTTACTTTTTTTCTCAGCAATTTCATCAGCCGGAAATGGAGTATAAAAGGTTTTGAGGACCGTAGAAACCGATGGCCACTCAGATGAAAGATTACCATCCGAATCTTTCATCGTATATGTATGGCTTTCCTCTTCAAACGTAAGACTTAACTCCTTTTGTCTATTTGAAACAATGGTCCTTATCTCCTCAGCAACTTTTTCTAAATTTATCATATTTCTTTATTTTATCTTATTTCATAATGGTACTCCTCAATATCACCTCTTAAATCCGCAATATCTCTATCTTCAGGCATTTTGATTACTTTAATAGAACCATATAACCTACCCCCATTTAATTCATGGTACAATCTAACAGAATCTTTCCAAGCATCACCATCGAGAGCCAATATAATATTTTTGTTAGCCCTTTCATATAAAGTATTAAATAATAATTCACTCATATGTTTACCTAACATAGGAATACTATTTGGTAGAAATATCGAATCAAATACACCTTCCACTAGATATATGTCCTCATCCCAATCTATCAGGGATTCATTAAATATTATCTTATCCTTCTCCTGTTCCGGGTTTTTATATTTCGCTCTAGTATTAGGTACCCAACTACGAGCAATGTAATAATTTAAAATCCCCACTTCATCATATGATGGTATTATAATTCTACTAATATGAGACCCAACACCACAAAACCCAATATTATTATCAATAATCATTTGGTCAGTAACACCTCTATCCCTCAAGTACCTCAATGCTTGTTTAAATACCGGATATTTAGGGTTACCATCCTTTATCAAGGTAAATCCCTCAGGTAACTTTAAATCTTTTCTCTTCTTTTCAACCGGTTTAAATTCTTCCGGTTGTAGGACCTTATAAACTTTAAGCTGTCCATTATCACCATATGTTCTTATAAGTTTAAATAGGCTTCCGTGAGTACCGTTATTAGCCCCACAACTCCAACAATGAAATAGGTGTTTTTCAAGGGTAACTTCTAAATTACCTTTCTTTTTACCATCATCACATTCAGGACAATTATACCCATACTGTAACTTACTATCGTAAACCTTTTCAGGCTTACCTAACATATCTTCCAATATCTCTAAAAGTATTTCTTTAGTCTCATCCATATTTTACAAATATAATGTTTTTTTTTTAAAATACAAACTTTACTGATTTTATTAAGTCTTTATATTTATAGTAATAATAATAAATAAAATGCCAACAACAATAACAATTAATAACATATCAGGTGCAACACCATATGACGTATATGTTTGTTCAAATCCGTCATCCACCTGTATTTATATCGATACAATCACATTAATACCTTATAGTTTTGATGTACCATCATTAATAGATGGACAACCTTCGTACATATTGAAGGTCATTGACGATAATGATTGTATTATAACAGAAACATTAACCCCTTAATATGAGTTGCACAGGAAGTACATACTGTTTAAGTAATACAGGAAATAATTCAATTAACGATAACTATCTTAGCGGAGGAACCCATAATGGGAACCTATACTATACCGGTGTCTCAAATAACTTATTTATTTATTATTCGTCATCTAATGATGAGTGGTGTTTATCAACAGCCTTAGATGGTAGTTGTATAATGTCAGGAGATTCCCCGGGAGCACCTGATTGTCCTGATTTGAGTAACTTTTATTTCTCAACGGGGACGTGTCCAACACCTACCCCATCACCAACTTCAGCAGTAGATTGTAGTACTTTAGATTTTGAAGCCATATTTGATTGTGACGTCATACCAAC